AGATTACAGTAAAACTCGATCTATCTCTGTCTTCACCCATAGCTCTTTCAAATTCTTCTTCATATACTACTTTTAACATTTGAGTTAAATTAGGGTTTTTTTTCAAAGATAAATAGTAAGCTAGTCCCGCCGTAAGGCATGGATAAAATCTAAAAGGTATTTCTAAAGTATTTACGCTTCCGTCCGCATCTTGTATTCGCGTTAATGCATCATAATGTATTACATCTGTGCTGTTTTCGGGAGCAGGCCATATTTTTAAATTAGGTGTTATTTGTCTATCTAAGAAAAATTGAGTAGGTCTTCCAGTTGTTGTCTTGTTAGGTATTGATAAATAGCTATCTCTACTAATCCGACTTAAACTAAAGTCTGTACTGCTTCTTCTAACAACAGCGGACAAAATATCAATAACGTCTGTACCTAAAGAATAATCAACGTCATTAGCTGTAACAGTCTGTGTACGTTGTTCAATAGTCCATTGATTTAGACCTCTATTAGCCCATTCTGCCAACATCAAATTTATTGAACGTCTTGCAGTTTTTAAATCATATCCTGTCCTAACTTCCAAACCGCACCGTTCAAAAGCCTCTTCAATATATTCAGCTACATCTAGCTCGAAATCTGTTGAATTTGAAGTTGCCATATTTAATCCTTATACAAATTATCAAACGTAACACTCGGGTCCATATAACTATTATCACATTCTGCATTATGAATCCACTGGCTTGGTTTAAAATCAGGTGCCCCCTCACCAGTTTCCCATAATGCAGGACTCGTCGCACGGACCCTATTATTAGGTAATGCTACTATATTTCCAGTCCATTTACCAGCATCAGTTAATTCTATTACATGACTTTGTTTATGTTGTGCGGGATCGTCCGCTATATCAGACTCTGTATAATCTACGGTAAATAAATATCTTCCTGTGTAAAACTTACCATCAATCTTACATTTCCAAGGACTTGAGCTTACTCGGTCTAGTTTTATTATTGAATGATGATGAGAACTGCAATCCCAAGGTTGAACTAAATGAACAGGCATAGGCTCTGGCCAATTGTCCAAAGGAGTATCTGCAACTAGAGCTGTAATCGGCATACGAGCCCACATAGCCCCACCGTTAATATTTTGACTTTCATCAAAATCAGACTCACAACCTGTGAAAATCATTTGAAAACTTAAACATCTATCAGGCACAGTAGTGACTGCAATAGCCATAGCATGAATAAATTCACCATGATATTTTTCGTGATTGTGCGTATACTCTCTTCTCACCCAGCATTTAAAATGCGGGATGTTACTTTGAAGATAAGGCACTTATGCTCGGCCGCCTCTTCTCATTTTTTTGATGGCACCGCCTTTAGCGAAACCTTTTTTCTTCATGCCTGCTGCACCGCCACCCATCATTTTCTTAACGGCACCGCCTTTGGCATAACCTTTCTTTTTCATACCGGCTGCACCACCGGCTTTCATCTTTTTAACTGTCCCACCTTTAGCGAAACCTTTCTTTTTCATACCAGCTACGCCGCCACCCATCATTTTGGCGTAACCTTTTTTCTTCATATTTTTTTTCTTTTTTACTGGCATTTTGCTCTCCTTTGTTAAGTGCTTACTGAACCTTTTGTTTGTTTTCTTCTATTAGCCATGACTGCTCCACAGCCTCTAGCTACCACGCTACCTGTTTTTACTTTACCTTTAAAGGGTCTTTTTGCTTTTGTGCTTGGGACAGCTCCACCTGTTCCCATCTTCGTAACCTTCGCTGCTTTAGTATTAGATACAAAAGTTTTGCCTTTTGACCCCTCTCGCTTTTTCTTTTTTGCAGTAGCGGCTCTTTCTTTTTGTGATAAGCTATTTGCTTTAGATCTTGGCAAACATCTGTCTGGATTTTTTTTATCTTTAGAAGTTCCACATTTACCTTTTATTTTACCGTCGGTGCCGATTCGCACCCAATCTTGTTTGACCCAATCTTTAAGTGCACCCATTACTTCTTACCTTTTGCCCCTTTTGCATAATTAGGGTCTTTACAATATTTTGATGCTGCCATATTTGCATAAGCTGAAGGATATGTATCAAAAGTTCTTTTAGCCCATGCCTTGCCAGCTGGACAAATTTTACTACCCTTACTTTTTGCGGCACCACCTTTTTTAAAATATGTAACCTTTTGTTTACCCGGTTTGGGTCCAGTTCTAACAACGGTCATGCTGTGCTCCTTTGTTTTCTAATACTATCTTTACCTTTTTTAAATATATTTGCAACTTGAGTTTTACCCATCACTTTTGCTCTTTGCTCACCGACTGTAAGAATTTGTATCTTTCTCGCAAACGGCTTATTGATTTTCTTAACCTTGGCAACAGTTGCTCTGGCATCCGACGGCGTAGCAAATTTAATACTAACCGTGTCCTTAGGGTTTTCGTCCGTATATAAACGTCTGCCAGAACCCTTTGGCTTTTTTCCTGTTCCAACTTTAGGATCTTTTTTTCTTTTTTTTGCCATTTTTAAGTAAACTTCCTAGTATTTTTGATTGGTTAGCATGAGCTTTACTAGCCTTTTTTAATTTACCTTGAACTTTTTTTACTTTTCTTTTTGCTACACCGGTTAAGGCCATCATCTACCTCCTACAAAAATAAATACGATAGATACAAGTTGTATAACAACACCTGCAATTAACATCCAAACCCGTCTGTCTATCTTATCAATTTGTGCTTGTAAATGTGTAAGATGATTACTTTCTAATCTTTTGATCACCTCTTCAAGCACAGACATTCTTTTGTCTAAATTATGTAAAAAATCTTTTTCTCTTTTTGTTGCCATCAACACTTCCATCGTCTTCTTGCTTGTCTTAATCTGCTGTTTGGATTTTTAGCTGCTTTTGGAAACTTCTTCATTTGTCCTGCACTTCTTGCACAAAATGATTTTCTTCTTTTAGCTGCTTTTGAACCCTTTTTAACTTTACCGGTCACCGCTGTCTTTAGCTTACTTCCAGGATTATCCCGTCTGTATTTGGCAACACCAGCTGCTGTCATGCCCGCCCCACTTTTAGTGGAGCGGTAATATTTTTTTGTTCTAGGCGGTTGTTTGTCCCTTTTCCTAGCCATATTTTTCCTAATTAAAGAAAAAGGTTGCTGCTGTGATATTAGTTAATGTGCTAACAAATATATCACTAACCTTAATTCCTTCAGCAGGAATATTTACAGAATGGGTGTCTGAAGCATTAAAATCTAAATCCAAAACAGTAGCACCTCCACTTGCATCGGTTACAGTAAGTCGTGGCGTTCCAGATGCAGTTTTCAATTGTATCTGCCTTATTCGAGCAGGTCCTACAGCGAGTGAACCCGTTCCAGTAATTCTTTTTGCTTTTACGTCAGAGCCTGCCATTTAAGCCTCCTATTATTGGTCAGCAAAAGCTGGTACGTCTTCAGAAACTACGCTACCCCAAATATAGTAGTTTGTGCTATCTTTGCCTACTATATTTATTTCCATGCTACCAAAATCTGTTAAGGTTAACTTTGAGTTAGAGCTACCGTTTGCATAAACGCCTACGTTGTCTGCGTTTGTGTCTAAATGCTGTACATTTCCTAAGAAAAAGTTGGAGTTACCAGGAGTTTGAATAATTAAATTTTCTGCCTCTTCTGCTGCTCCTGCATAAATAAACTTAAAAGTAGCTCCTGCAACTGGGGCTGGTAAAGTTATTGTTCTATTAGATGCAAGTGCTGGTACAGCTAAAACTCTTCCGCTATGTGTAGCGTTATCTAATGTTTTATCCTCGTCACCTAGTGCAACTGGTGCATCACCCATAGTAATTACTTCTGTGATTGCTCCGGTAGAACTATTTTTACTCACAGTTTTAATTGTGCTTTCAGATCTTATAGGACCTGAGAAAGTTGAATTAGCCATATTTGTCTCCTTGTCTTGGCTATTGTCGAAGTTAATTCTTCGTCAAGGTATTTCTATTATACATAAAAAAAGGGGTCTGAAAAGACCCCTTTAAAAATATTAGGATATTTTTATGCTCCAGGAGTTGCGAATACACATCTCCAGTCGGAAACACCAAAACTATAACGCTCTCTAGCTTTAAATCTCATGTTTCCTGTATCAAAATCGCCTTCCATAGCAGTTTTGATTGGTGCACGATTAAAATATTTAAAACCGTTTGGAGCATCTGTTTTAATGAAAAACGCATCTGTGTCTGTCAAGAAGTGGTTTACAACCGCTCCTTCTGGTAACATACCCATGTTTTTAATTGCGTTTGGATCATTATCTGAAGTTCCAACTCTTAGATTACTATTCAATACTCTTTCAGCAGTAAACTGTAATTCTTTTGGAATTATAAGTTTTGTGCCTCTTACAGCAATTTTCAGTCCTCTTTCATCTTTGAAACCAGCAATATCAATCAATGCCTGCTCAAGTGATGTCTCATTTAAGTCAGAAGCAACTGATAAGATGTTACTTTGGTTACCATTGATGGTTGGGTGAGAAGATGACGCTAATGCAGCACCGTCACCAATTGCACTGCTTGTACTAAACGCATTGTTTAGAATAGCAGCAGCTTTGATCTGTTTGGTTTGTGCCATAGATCTAGCCA